CAAAGATCGATTGTGGAGACTTGGTACTAACCAGGGAAACCTAGTTAGCCTAATCCTTAGGTTTGGATATTTCCTTACCTTTGTCTTAGGAGGTCATCGACACGCTAGATTCTTCCTTGCCGTTGTCCATTATGGACGCTGGCTTAGAGGCTGGCGTGCGGGACGTTTTAGTCTCGTGCGTTACCTCAAGGCCTGCCAGGTTACGTTAATGCAGGTATGTAGTGGAGGACCTGTTGCGAAGAGCAGTGAATTAGGTGGGAAACATAGACGAGCGAAGGGAGGGATCCCTTCGCTTATCCCTGTGTACCACCGGGTGGCCATCCGGCGAGGGGATACCTCTGTGCTTCGGTTTTGGCTTTCACTCTTAGGAGTGTATCGCCTTATCGAGGTAAAAGGTAAACTCTCACTGGAGACCATCACAGCTCCGGGGGTGATGAAATCGCATAAACAGGCCTACTGGTTAGGGACGTTTCTGGACCATATACAAAAGGTCACTCCCCTGGGTCGCTCCCTTCTGAAAAGATGGAGCCTGGACGACGGTTCTTTTAAGTTCCGTCCCAGAGCGATCCTAACTTCCGGTGCTAACGTACCAGGAGGGGTGGGTGCCTTTTGGGCAATGGCTTGGGATGCTTCCATCCTATGGGACTCTAGACTTGAAAAAGTCGGTCAGGGTTACATGGATTTACTCCTGTCAACAGCCCAACCGGAAGTTTTCGAGTTAATAAAGAACTGCGCGTTATTGGCTCATCGAGCCGATGACTCCATGAAATTACTAGAGAAGAGAGCGAGAATGAAGACGAATCGAATCCGTCAAGCTTTAAAAAGCTTTCAAACTCTCTTTTCTAGGAAATCAGAAGGAGATGGACGTTTCACATGGAAACGTGCACCTTGGCAGGACTTTAAGGGTAACATAGTTCTTGGAAGACTCCACCAGATACCTGAACCAGCTGGTAAGATACGTGTGGTAGCTATGACGACGTGGTGGATCCAGGTACTTCTGTACCCGATCCATCGGAAGCTTTATTCTCTGCTTCGTACTATCCCTCAGGACGGTACGTGGGACCAGACAGCCCCTCTCGAGGAGCTCCTGGTGGAGATAAAGAGTCAACTCACTCATGGTATCCAACCGCACGTATTCAGCTTCGACTTGAAAGCCGCCACTGACCGTTTTCCGATTTGGTACCAGGTAGAGGTTTTGACTCGCCTAACGAACCGAAGGTTCGCGGAGGCGTGGGCCGACCTACTTGTATCCTTCCCATATTACTTAGGAGGGATTGCGGCGATCCCACGGGGCGCTGCTCTCAGATACGGAAGCGGTCAGCCAATGGGTGTATACTCAAGCTGGGCGATGTTTTCGCTTTGCCATCATATCCTGGTTCAACAAGCTGCTTACAGAGCAGGTTTCGTTGGCTGGTACCCATGGTACGCGCTTTTGGGTGACGACATAGTCATCCTAGGAAAAGCCGTAGCCCTCGAATACCAGAAGCTTTGTTCGGACCTAGGTGTTACCATAGGTCTCGCTAAGTCACTGGTGTCCGAGAACGGCTCTTTCGAGTTTGCTAAGCGTTTCTATTTCAAGGGTCAAGACTGCTCGCCTACCTCTCTTCAAGAGTACCTCGCTGCCCTTTCGGGGGTAACGGGGTTTATCGAGTTGATTAGTAGGTTGAAACGTCAAAACCCGAGTTTGAGACTCGCAGACGTTATTCGAGGAGCCAAATATGGTTACCATTCGGTAGGGAAACTTACACAACGAATGGTTAGTCTGGGTAACACTAGACTAGCAAACTTGCTCGTACTTCTCATGGCGCCGGGGGGCCCTTTTGAACAACCCATCGCTTCACTATTTTCTTCAACGAGTACGGCTGTCCGACCGGATGTAAATCTGGTCGACACACCAATAACCGAAAGAAGAGTGAAGAGTGTGGCTCGGACATTAGGGCAAACCCTGGTTTCCCAGAGCGCTAGGGCCACGGAATTCCTGGGCAGTCTCGACCAACTTTCAGAACATCTAAGGGATTTCGATCCCTTAGGAGTACTGAGATACGTCGTGATGAGACGAGAGCTAGTGGTCCGATCCAACCGGGATAGCATAGCTATCCTAGGACGGTTGGGGCGATACCTTCTAGACGGAAAATTACGCTCCCGAGGGCTTGTTACCCTGCTTGGGAAAATTCTTCCGGTTTGGAGGGCTTCCAGCCGCGATGTGGCGTCTTTACCTGATCCTTTCTCCTTAGATGCACTTGGAGGTCCTAATAAACCTCGTGTTGCACCCAGGTTCTTGAAAATTCGGGTAAGGGCGTTAGGTCTGAGCTGGAAGGGCCGTTCCAAGGCGCGTATAACGCTGGCTAAAACCAAGAGTGCGACTCCCCATAACGGTAAAAGGCCTAAAAA